AATGCACGGTGCCAAATTCCGCCTCGCACTGGCGCCTTTTTTCCGGCGTGCAGGCTTTATCCGTTTTATTGATGATACCCAGCGCCGTCGTCTCAAACGCCTTGACACGCTCTAGAAAGTGCATGTCGATTGTCATCCCCAGCTCGCGGGCCGCCAGCAGTACTGGCGTCATATTCAAACCGTAACTGCCGCCCGGCGAGCAGAGCCACTGGCTGGACATGATTCTCAAAAGCTCCCAGAGACGCGCGTTTGCCGGCATTATATCTTGCGCCTCACCAGCGCCGGTAATCAGCGCGCGGGTGAGGGCAATCAGTTTTTTATTTCCGCCTCTTTCTGGCGCTCCGCGATCAATTCCTGGCTCTGCGCGAACGCCCAGATCCAGTCGCGCAGTGTCAGGTCGTTCATAATCGCCTTGCGGCTGGCCAGAGAATCCTCCAGCAGGCGGCCTTCCTCGTCACCCAGGCCTTCCCACGCCTCGATAAGATAAGTGGTCAGCGCGTCATCGAAGGCTTCGCTGTCCACTTTTTCCACGGGCATCATCCGCCGTGAAATTTTATCGACCTCCATTTCCAGGCGGACATGCGGCTTGCGCAGTTCCTGTATTACGTCAGAAGCGAGCTTGCGAATCTTCAACCGGACGCCCGGGGCGTAAGTACCCCACACTCCCTCCGGCCAGTTGGCCGGGTCAAATTTTTTGGTGCTGATTTTCAGCATAATGTTTCCTTGCCTTTCCCCGGCAGGCGCCGGGCTACGCCCGCCCTGGCAGGGCGGGCTTGTTTTTATGTTAGGCCGCGTAAGTGGCCTGCTTATTCTGCACCATGACGATCACGGAGCCGTAGGTGGTATCCTCCAGCACCTGCAGCTCGCAGGATTCGGCCAGGCGTTTATTATCCACGGAAATCGGCGCGGTTAATACGGCGACCTTCGGGAAAATAATCTCCACCTGATATTTGTATTCCGGCGAGGCGTCATACGCGGCGCCCTCGGCCAGAATATACAGGCCGAATGTATCGTTATCCGCGATGTGCTGCTGCATGATGAATTCGCGGAATTCGCGGTCGAGCTTTATCTTCTGCGTGCGCCCGCCGCGCAGTGCCCGCGCCGCGTAGGAACCACCGGCGCAGGGCGTAAACTGCACTTCCAGATTATTCTGGAACGACCATTCAATCTGCTTTACTTCCGCGCACAGTTCACGGCCGCCTTCAAAAGCAGAACCGGACCAGGTGCCGCCCATGTTCACGGTGACGCCGGAGACGCGCAGGGGCGTCTCGTCCACGCGCGCGGGGAAGGTCATCCAGGCCGCCTCGGTGGCCGCGTAGAGTATTTTGTAATCCACTTCGGGGCTGGCTTCGCCGCCGGGATCGGTGATTGTAATTACCGCGGGCGGCGCCTCCGATACGGCGGAATATTCCACATCTGTCCAGACGCCGTCGGATAATTCCACTTTGATGCTGTGGACATTGGCGAGCCTTTCCGCGGCCGTCGACCCGGCCACGGCATTTGCGGCCAGCGTCAGGGATTCGGCGTTGCCTGGGGCGATAACGGTCTCTTCGGTGATGGAATTGGTCACCTTGCCCGTGCCTTTGATTGTGCCGGAAATCTTGCACCAGGCATCGCGCGCGAAAGTCGCGGCGATTGAATCGACAAAGCACGAAGCAAAGCGCCGCTTCATCACGGTTTTGCCAAAGCGCTGCGCGGCGGTAAATGACGGGATGGAACGCGAACCGTCCAGCTCTCCTGCAATCGGCGTGATGGTGTGCTTGTAGCCCGTGCCCGCGGCGGCCGTGGAAACGGAACCCAGCGCGTAGGCGAGCAGAAAAGCGAAGTGCTGGGGCTGTCCCCTTTCAAAATTGAACACGCCTTCGGCCAGCGCGCCCAGGTCATAAATCGTATCCGGCTCTTCGTAACCCGTGGCTTCGTTGGAATTATCCTCGCGGCGGGGCACTAAATTGAGCACATCACCCAGCGCGCAAAGCATTCCGGTGTCCAGCGTCTGCTCCGTGTTGATTGCGGTTTCCCTGCTGTTGGCGGAAACAGCAATCAGGTTGTGTGTTGCTAAAAAGTTTCTGTCTGACATTTTTTATTCCCCCTTTTATTCGGCAATTATGCGTTTGCGCGCTTTCGCCGTTTTTATTTGAACTAGAGGCGCGGCAGGCACCGCCGCCGGCGCTGGTCTTTTATAAGGCGCGGATACATCGTCAAAGCGGTGCGCTTCCTGCGGCGGAATTTCCTTGTATAACTTTCCGCGCTTGTAGGAGCTTCCCGCCAGCGGTCCATCCACCACCGTAAAGTTTTCCTGATTAGGTTTTAACGTGTACATCTCTCCTCCTTTCGTGGGGATTAATATTCCCACTTGGCCGTGCGGTATTCGATTTCCACCGTAATCGTCGCTTGGCCGGATATTTTATCGTTTTGGCCGATTTCTATTTCTTCGCTGACGGGATTGGTATCAATCGCCAGCCCGTCCCATGTATCATCCTGAGCAATCGCCTTGTAAACATCTTCAATCATCTCGCGCACCTGCTCGGCGGTTGTGGAGCCGGATTTTGTTTTGACCTCGATTTCGAGGCGCACACGGTTATTGCGCAGTTCCAGCGTTTCGGTTTCAATTTCGGCGGAGCGGTCGCGGTAAATCAGGGCGTCGAGTTCTTTTCCGGCCAGATCGCGGTCGAGCCAGTCAAACACGTTAGCGCCGATATCCGTCTTGTAGCCGGCGGACGTCTTGATGGTTTTAAGACGCGCGTCGATTTTGTCCATAATCTGCTGTCGGATGCTGTCAGCCATTAGTCAATACTCAGCTCCACAATGCTCATGCCGCCGTCGCCCGCGCGGGGCGGCTCCTTAACTTTATAAGTTACGCCGCCAATGACGATGGTCTCGCCCGGCGCCATATCCTCCACGTCCGATGTTTTGGCCTCGATCCAGTAGCGATATCCTTCCATGCCCATGATATCCTGGTATTCGCGGCTGAAAATAACCTTGAGCGTCACATCCGCGGCGGAGGCCGGGGAATAGACGGCATCGTCCGCGAATTCATCCGTGTTCAAAACAGTATCGAGGTCGGTCAAAATGTCCGCTTTCAGCGTCATTTCTTTTCCCCTTTCCCGTTCCGGGGCGACGCGAAATGGTCCGCGGCGGAGGCGGCGGCAAGCGCGGCGATAATCGCCACGACGCCGGAATCAATCGCCGCGAGCTCTCCCCGCTTAAACGACATAATCACCCACATCACCGTCACCACCGCCATGAACGGGAACAAACAGGCGCGCTTGGACGAGATATCCGACTCCACGCGGATGATATTCATTAAAAAATTGCCGATGCTATTTAGTATCCGTTTCATAACACACCACCGTTTTTTCCAGTTGAAGGGCGTAATCAATCACCGCCAGATAATTTTCCGCCAGGTTTTTCAGCGTCCAGCCGGATCCGGCAGTACGGGACGGACCGGCTTCGGGCAGAACTTCTCGGGCGGCGGCGGAACCACCGCCTGCTTGCCGCAGGCCGCCAGAATTAAAATAATAAGTATAAGCGCTAAGTATTTTTTCATCTTCTTCCCCCAGGGCGCAGGCGGCGGATATTTCCCGCGCGGCGGCAAGCAGACGGGCAGTCTCGTCGGCCACCCGCTGCTGCGCGGCCTGCGTCTTTTTTGCCGCCGCAATGTTTTTTTCGTACTGCTGAAGCTGCGCGCTCATCGCCGCAAGCTCCTCTTTCTGCCGCTCCAGCTGAGCCTTCTGCAGACGGATGGTCTGCACAGCGAACGCCGCGCCGGAAAACATAACCGCGGCCGCGAGCGCGATGAGGAGCCAGCTGGTCGGTTTCAGGTACCACGGCATCATTTTGCTCCCGTTATCCTGTATTTAATCCACGCCCAAATCCGGGCACGGTACCTGTACACAAACAGCGCGCCCGCGGTTGCCGCCACACCCATGACAAAACCAAGTTCATACATAATGCCTCCTTTTCACCCGTTGCTTCTGTCTTTTTGCCGCGTCGGGCAGAGTTCGGATCCTTTCACCAGCGCGTGCGCTTTTTTTATCGCAAACGCCGGTACGATTTCCGCCGCGAGCCAGCGCGCGCAGGTCCAGTTGTGCGCGTGGCCGTTTTTCAAGGCCCAATCAAAAAGCCAGAGCTGGTCGTCCTTATCGCGCCAGTTGAGCCCGGGACGTCCGGCCATTTTTTTCATCGCGTTAAAAGTTTTCTCGTGAAACTGCGCGATACCGTAAGCCCGGCCGCCATCGCCCCAGACTCCCTCGTGCCGGCAGGAGCTTTCGCACTGGAGAATGATTATCTTCTGCCGCTCCAGTTCGATATCGCGCGGGACGCACTCATCCTCCGCCGTCGGCGCGGCGGCCAGCACCAGAAGAAACGCGGCCAGCGCGAAAATGACGAACTCACGTAACATCGGACCATAAACCTCCATACATCGCCTCCTGATACCAAGAGGCGACGTCAAAGCCCGGGCACGCCTTGGTCACGCCCGGCAGGTCGCGGTGTCCCAAAAGCCGCGCCTGCGGATAGCGTCCGGCCAGCTCCAACACCAGTTTTTTCAGCGCCGCCCACTGCGCGGGGGTAAAATTGTCCGTGCCGATCAGGCAGACGCCCAGCGAATGACCATTGTGCCCCGCCGCGTGCGCGCCGACTTCCTCTTCGGCGCGGCCGGTGTGAATTTCGCCGTCGATATAAATCACGTAATGGTAACCGATTGACGTCAGCTCCGGATTCACCCGCGGATAGACACGGCGGAAACCGCGCCGGCGGTGCCACTCATCAATATCGTTCACGCTGATATGTCGGCCGTTGGGCGTGGCCGCGCAGTGAATAACAATCAGATTAATCTCGCGCATGTGTTCTCCCCGCTATTTCGGCACATCACACCCCTTGATGTGGTGCATCGTTTCAATCGCCTGGACGCGGTTTTCGATCTTGTTTTTCGCCGCAAAAAGCTCGTCGTGCTCCTTTGTGTTATCCGCGCACATATCGGTCACCTTCTTATTGACCGCCTTCAGGTTCGCCAAAATCAACGCCTGCAAAAAAGCGATCAGCCCGCCCACCAGTGTGACCCATAAGGTTTCAGTCATTGCCGTGACCTCCTCAAAATAGTTGCGGATCATCCAGGTGCGCGGCGCACTCGGCTCTGATCTCGCTTTCGGTGATGTCAAAATTGTCAAAACTCCAGCGGTTTTCAATATCCTCCACCGAAACATTCTCGCGCCGTCCGCGCAGGCGACGCGCCACGGCCAGATCGGGATCCGCCATGCGCCAGTGCGCGCCGTCAAAACGCACAGAGGCCACGCGTACGCGCGGATTCTCCGCATAGTTATGCAGGCCGACGCCCCACCAGACGCCCAGCCCCGCCTTGACAATGATTGGCTTCTGGTAATTGGCATTCCCGCCCGCGGTGCGGTTGGGATCGCCGTGCCTTCTCAGCCACAGGGCGGGCAGCGTCGGATCCAGGTCCATCTCCGTGCGGTGGCGGTAAATCTGCCAGAAATCGGCGTAAATCAGATTGCCGTCGGCTTCGGCCAGCGCCTCGCGCGGCTCGCGCCCGTCGGCCTCGGTCGGCTCCTGAATGGTGGTTATGACGATGAACTTGCGCACTTTTTCTCCTCCAGCAAATCCAGATAAACCTGATAATCGCGCGGGATCCATTTTTTGAGCTGATCGCGCGAATCATTATCGTGCTCGCGGTAACTGGCCGGCTTATGCCCAATGCCGATGCCGTTTCGTCCCGGCAGTCCTTTCATACCGACGTAGAGCGGATTGGCCTCGTCGTTGAAAACAAGCGTCTTTTTCTTTTTTTCTTCCGTGTCGCGCGCCGCGCGCCAGAGGCGGTCATCCAGCCAGTATTTTTCCATGCCCTGCGCGACGCAGTGCGCCACCAGCGGCGTTAACTCGGCGCGGTAAGCCGTCTGCGCCAGCGAGGCGTGATTCATGTTCGCGTGCTGCGTGTAGCCGCCCGTGGGCAGGTGGTAATATTTTGAGCAGCCGATGCCGACCAGCTGGTAATCGAATAATTGATGATTGAGGCACTCGATATATTCGGGCGCGTAGTATTCATCATCCTCGATGAAAAAAATCCTGTCGCCCCGGACGTAAGACAGGGCGCAATCGATATTGACCACCAGCGTGTGTTTGGGATCGTCCGGCCGCGGCTCGCGCCGGATGTATTGCACGTAAGGCTCGTCAAATTTAATTTCCAGCAGCTCGCGGCCGTCGTCGATAATAATCCACTGATCCGGTTTCAGCGTCTGCGCGGCAATCCAGCGGCGGCACAGATCAAAAGCGGTATGTCGGTCGCCCGTGGGCGTGATCGCGGTAATCATTGAGTCAGCCACTCCTCGGTCGGCGCGCCTAAAAGCTGGCGCGGGTAGCCGGACATCGCCCGGACCTTGTCTTTTATTTTATCCAGGCGCGCGTCCCAGCCTTTCTGGAAGCGCGCGTATCCCTTATCCGTCAGCGGACAGCCGCAGACGATGATTTTTTTATAACCCATGCCGATGGACGCCTCGACGCCCAGCATCGCGGACGAGCCCGAAGGCGCGAAATACGGCCAGACACGGTGCCCCAACTCGGGGCGGCAGTGCGTGTGCGTCTGATAATCAAGATTGCCGCCCGCCGCGGCGCGCCGCTCCTTAAATCCAGGAATCGTCTGACTATTCTTCACAAACGATGTGAATTCCCGCGGATGATAGGAAACCGCGTGATCAATGCGCCCCAGATAGCGGTCGGCACAATCAAGCCCCACGGCCAGAAAATCATAACGGCGCGCGCCCGGATCAACATCCGGAAAAGCTTGAGCGTCTATCGCGCTGAAGTTTTCCAGATCTTCCTCCAGGCATGGCGCCGTGCCGAGAATAATCATCATCTTGCGCTCGGCCATCGCTTTTACCTGCCTTTTTTTTTGCGTGCGGGAGGCGCGGGCGCTTTTTCCGCGGCGGTAATTTCAATCCCCGCCGCGCCTTGCGTCAGCGCGCTCAATAATTTATCCCCGGTCAATCCGGCGATGGGCGATAATCCCTCAAGCAGCACTTCGCCCGTCTGGCGCATCTTGCCCGCCAGCGGCCAGGGACGATCCAGTCTGATGATAACTTTTTGCATGCGAGCCTCGTTTTGTTAAACGCGCTCCCGCGCGGGCGGGAGCGCGTTTTTTAGTTAAGCTCCGCGGCGCGGGCTTAGCTCAATGTCGCCTTGGCGGCATATTGCCAGTAGCCGTAACCGACGTTGCAGATCCTCTTGACGCCGTAGAGGTATTCGTTGTTTTTGAACGCGTGCTCGGAACCTTCCGCGATAGCGTCCACGGAAAGCGGCTCTTCCTCCTGGCGGATGAAGGGCTTGGCCGGCGCGTCGGTGCGGAACACGAAAAACGCCGTGGTGCCGGTCAGGCGCGGATTGCACACAGCCTGGACGTTGAAGCCCTGCTCGCGCGCGGCATTGGCCAGGACGTTATCGTAGGCGCCGGTGGCGGCGTTGATGATCTTGCCGTAAACCGCGCCCATGGCCGCGCCCATCATGTTCGTGGGCACCATCACCAGAAACGACTTGGCGCTGGCGTTGATCGGCTCGCCCTGGTCATCCTTGAACCCGTACATGTGCTGAATAACGCCCAGCACAGCCGCGTTCATCTCCGCCACGGTCGGGGCGGCCGCGGTGCCCACGTTGAGATCCGCCACGTCGGAGGCGACCAGATTGTTCGTCTGCGTGCCGGAATCGCCCTCGGAATGATCCGTATCGAAGAAATACTGTCCGTCGTAGCAGTTGCCGTACGTCGAGCCGTTGCCGGAATTGATCAGGTTGGAGACCAGCTTGCTGTCGAGCTCGGCGGCGCGGCCGGCGAACTCCTGAATGCGGACATTGATCTGCCCGGTTTTGTCGCGCCGGATCCAATCCACCGGGATGACCAGCGTGCCTTCCCACGTTTTATTCTTGATATCGATGCCGTTGGCGCGCAGCCCCTTGGCCTGCCGGCCGCCGATCCACTCGCGCAGAGCGGGCGTCATGCCCAGCCACTTGTAGGTTTCGGTCTCCATGTCGGAATTGCCGAAAAACATGGAGATCGGCGCAATCCAGTTGGAGCCGGTATACGCTTCCAGCGCGGCGTAAAAATTGCCGATGATCGCTCGCGATCCTAAAGTTTCTAAACCCATTTTATTTTCCTCCTCGTTCTTTTGTTGTCTTTAATTGCAGACAACGCGGTCAGTCACCGCCTCGCGCGCGTCGTGTTTACTTTTTCACCCGCGATTAATGATTGTAGGATTTGAACTCAATCACGCAGGTGTTGGCCGCAACATAGCGGTGCACTTTACCGACCAGCGAATTGCCGGAGCTGTCCAGCGTGAAGGTGCCGTCATCGCTCATATATACGTCATCTCCGACGTTGGTCACCGCGACGCCCGTAAGGGTAATCTGCATTTTGCCTTTGTCGCGGACTTTAACGGAAGCCGCGCCGTCCGTGGCCACGGCATTGACGGCTTTCTCGATGCAAAAGCCCTGGAATTCGTCGCCCGCCACCAGCGCGCGCGCGTAGCCGGAGGTCAAACCGACCGCCGATCCTTCGTAAATTGTCACGCTGCGATACATGGGCAGCACGTTGATGTCGCCCAGCTCGTAGCTTCTGGGAGTATCTGCTGATAAGGCCATTTTTTAGCCCTCCTTTTTGAATTTTAATTTTTATGCGTTTGGCCGTTCACCGCCGGCGATGTCTGCCGCTCAAGAGTTATTCCTGCCCCTTGATGCGGACGTTTTTCTCGTTCTTTTTGAATGCCAGAAACGCCGCGTATCCGCCGAAAGCGAATTCTTTGCGGATATTTTCGTCCGCGTCCCATTGCGCCTTGGCGCGCTCCTCGACGGGAATGGTCTCGTCATCCGCCTTGGCCTGCGCTTTTTGTTTCGCTTCTGCGGCCTGGCGTTTGGCCTCTTCATCCTCGATGGCCTTGCCATCGGTGGCGGGGATTTTCAAGCTCTTGCCATCCTCGGCCAGCGCCGCGAGTTTGTTTTCCTTGAGCGCCTTTTCGGCGACGACCAGCTTCTTGGCGGTTTCCTCGACCGAGGTTCCGGAAGCGATGGCTTCTTCGATTATTTTTTCGTGCCCGGGAATGGCGAGCGTCTGGATTTCCTTGATGCGGGCGCGTTCTTTTTCCGCGCCGGATTTCTCCGCCGCCGCCACCTGCGCCGTGAGCGCCGCTTTTTCCTGCGCGTGCCCCTCCTGCGCCGACGCGACAAGGACTTCAGCTTCGCTTTTTGCTTCAGCCCTGCCTTCATCAACCGCGGCTTTGTATAACTCCGGGTATTTTTCTTTTAATGTTTTCAGGTCCACGTCTGTGTCCTCCTTTGCTTGATGATTGATTGCGTACATGCCCGGAGCACCGCCGGCCATTTTATTGATGAGCCCTTCCATGGTGATGATGCCATCGGCCAGCCCGGCATCAACCGCCTGCTGCCCGAAAAAGATTTTTCCATCGGCCATAGTCAGGGCGTCCTCCACAAACACGCCGCGGTTGCGCGCGACGTCGTTGACAAAAACCGAATAAAGATAATCCACCTCGTCCTGCAGCGTCTGACGGCCCTCCGGAGAGAGCGGCGCGTTTTCCGAATAGATGCGCTTGTATTTGCCCGCCGTGATTTCCGTGACCTTGACGCCGTGCATTTCGTCCATTTTTGAATAATCGACATGCGTGGCGACCACGCCGATGGAGCCAGCCACAACCGTGCCACCGGATAAATAAACTTTGTCCGCCGCCGAGGCGATCCAGTAAGCCGCGGAGGTCACCTGCCCGTCGGAATAGGCAACGATCGGCTTTTTGCCGCGCGCGGCGTAAATTTTTTCCGCCAGCTCCTGCGTGCCGTCCACCGTGCCGCCGGGGCTGTCGATGGATAAAAGAATCGAGCCCGTGGCGTCATCGGCCAGCGCGGCTTCGAGGGCGGCGGCGATTTCCGGCGTGGTGGTGCCGCCGAATAAAAACGAGAAAAAGGAAAGCTTCTTGGTCAGGACGCCCTCCACGTCGATTATGGCCACGCCGTTTTGCAGGCGGTACAGGGGCGCGTCCTTGGCGCGCTTGGAGGAGATGCCCAGCTTCGCCTCAATGTTTTTCCAGTCGATTTTTTCGCCCGCGAAATGCGCGCGATAAATCGATTTTATTTCCGCCAGTTTTTCCGGCGCGATCGCCCAGGGGCTGGTCAGGACATCAAGTATCTTCATCGTCGTCCTCCTCTTTTGTGTCGTCGCTTTCCGCTTTTACTTTTCCGGGCAATAGCGCGGCGGCTCTCTGCTGTTTGTTTTCTTCGGTCAGCGCCGGATGCATCATGCCGAACTTTTCCAGGTGTTTAATCTCGCGCGCAATCTGCGGTATTTTCTTCTCCGTGTCGCCGCCGGTCAAAAGCGTGGTCTCCTCAGCCAGTGTGGAAATCTTCGCGCCCATTCTTTCCTTGGCGGCCTCGATATCCTTCGCCGGATCGATATAGCCGGGCGCGTCGCCCACCCATTCCGTGCCGCAGTAGGCCTTGCGGATCATGTCGTCCGCAAAAAAGCCGGGCGCGCTGACGCGGCCCGCGGCGATGGCCTCAAAAAGCCAGGTTTCATAAACAGGCTGACAGAAATTGGCGGCGAGCCACACGCGGCGATTCTTGAAAAAACGCCACGCCTCCAAAAGCGCCGCGCGCGACGCGGAATAAGACGAGCTGAAATGACGGATGATTATTTCGTAGGGTATGCCCAGCGCCGTGCCGATCTGCTCGAGAATCGCCGTAACAAATAAATCAAAATTCTGATTCGGGCGTTTGGGATCGGCAAACTTCACGTCATCGCCCTTGCCCAAACCAACAATGTTGCCGGAGGCGAGCTTGATATCCGTGTCCGCGGCGGAAGCGCCGGTTTCCACGCCGAGACCCGTGTTATCCCAGGGAAGCCCGCCGCCGGGCGTGGTGACAAACACGGTGAACATGGAAGAGATGACCGCGGCCATGAGCTCGGCCTCGGAATAGCGATCCAGCATTTTCAAGGGCTCAATCACGGGCGCCAGAAACGGCACGCCGCGCGTCTGGCCCGGGCGCTGGATGTTGTAAAGATGAATGACATTGGGCTGGCCGGAAGCGCCGCCGAAAGCCGGCACCTTCGTCCATTTGTATTTTTTCGCGTCGATCACCGGCGCGTAGGGATGCTGATCCAGAATGTGGTAGGCGACCGGCGCGCCGCGTTCGTCCTTTTCCACGCCCTCCATGAGCGTGGTGGTGTTTCTGGCCAGGTTGGGATTGCCGACGCGGTCGGCCTCGATGAGCTGCAGCTTGAGCAGATATGGCGAGCCGGGACGCTTGAAACGCGGCAGCAGCGCAAACACTTCGCCGTTTTCCAGCGTCTGGCGGAAAGCTAGCTCCTGAATGCCCGCAAAGGTGAGCTGACGGGCGCAATCGCATTCGCGCGCTTCGGCGAAGAGCCGCCATTCGCGCTCGGTTTTATCTTCCCATTCGTCCGCCTCGTCATCGGAAATATTGAGCGCCTTGCGGTCGATGCGCGCCTGGAGCTTCAATCCCGTGCCGACGACATTCATCAGCGTGGTGTTCACCGCGCCGCAGGCTACCGGCGCGTTGCGCAGTAAATCGCGGCTGCGGACGCGCAGCGTGGCCAGATCGTAAATGATATCGGCGTCGGCATCGCCCGCCAGCGGATTCCATTCCTGCGTCGCGCGGCGTTTTTTCGACGCGCCGATATATGAGCCCACCAAAGCCATCGCCCTTAACTGCAGGCGCGCGCGTTCGCGTCTGGCCTGCCAGCCCGGGGCGATCACGGAAATCGTGCGGTCAATGCGCTTGGCCCAGTCGGACGCTTTATCGCGGGGAGCTTCTTTCATACGGGCGTGCCTCCCTTGATCGCGATGCCGCCGCGGTCCAGCGACTGCACCATATCATTCCAGTAGGTGATGTTTTCTCTGATTTCCCGCGCGTTCGCGCGGCTAAGCGACCGGCCGCCGATGGTGTAAGACTGGCCCGCGGCCACGGCGGTATCCGCCGCCAGCCATTCCGCCAGTTTCGCCTCGGCCTGCGCCAAAGTGATTCCCGCCATTAACGTATCCTCATTTTTCTCGCTCCCAGAAAGTTAAAAAACACAAGATACAGCTATGCCTTAATTGGTTAACACCCTATCATGTGTTTTTGGCGGATTCGGCCGATTCGGCCATATTTGGGGTATTTTTAGGGTATATTTGGGGTATATTTGGGGTATATTTTTGTTGACGATTATTTTGTGAGGCTCATAACACAAGTATCCTGCGATTTTGTTTTTTTAATAAATTTATCATTTTTATCATAATATACGGCATAACCGCATGCCGTCAAGCAGGTTTCCTTCCGCGTCGAAGATCAGCGCGTCGGTATCGATAAAATCATCGCCGCAGACCAGCGCGATGTTGGTATTCAGCTTAGCCTTTAACCTTTTAATCCCGCGCCCCCTTCGCGCGGCCTCCCCTCATCTGCATCTTATTATACTACAAACCAAAAACGCAAGGGCGTGATTATTTGCCCCTGCCCGCCTGTTTCGCCCGGGCCGATTGCTCCGGGCCCGCGCATAAAATAATGTCGTCGGATAATTCGCGGCTGGAAACGAGCGTCCGCGATTTGAAAAACGCCTCGAGGTTTTCCTTGTGCGCATAGGGCGTGCCGTCAAAATACCACACGGGCATGCCGGCCTTGATCCACTTCTGGTAAATGAATTCCGAAAAGCCCGTGTATTCCAGGATCGCCTTGAGGCCAGATAGTAATCCGGTATGTTCAGCGGATGGCGCCATACGCGTCCACTCCTTTTGAGATTATTCTGCGGCCGCCCGCGGGCGCGCCGCCCGGATTCTCGCGCTGTCGGCGCAGCGCCGCCGCCATCATCTGCAGGCTGGGCAGCCATTCCGGATCGGCGCAGGACGCCGCGATGACTTCGCAATCGAGCAGATGATTCAAATAATAAACTTTTTTCCATTCCCAGCGTCTGCCTTTGCCCAGGCGGTATTCCTCGGCCAGTAACTGCTTGACGTAATCCAGCCCCACGTTTTTGTGGACATAAAAACGCTGCGTCTCGGCCTTCTGATCATCCACGGCGTCCTTGCGCCCCAGGCGAAAATGAATGAGCCCCTTAAATTGCGATGTGTCAATAAGCCGCAGTTCCAGACCGCCGGGGATGAGCTTGTTGGTGCTGGGCAATGTATCGATGCGCGTGATTTTGATGCGCTTGGCCGCGAGCGCCCGGATATGCGTGGCGCCCTTGATGCCGAAAACCTTTTGCGCCGCGCCCATCGGCTGTCGCCTCAGCCACTGATAAATTTCCTCGGTACGCGACCAGTCCGCGTCCGCCTCCGCGCCCGCCGCCTCGCCGCCGCCCGTATCAATCGCCGCACGCCATATCTTCATCGTGCCGGCTGTGGCATGGATTTGATATTCCGTCTGATAAAGAAGTGTTTCCACATCCGCCCACGTGGTCAGATAGCCGTATTGAATTAAATAAGAAGTAAGGTCTTCCTCCCAGCCGCGCACGACAAACCAGAAACCATATTTCTGCACGTCAATGCCGGCCGTGAGCGCCACGACATCCGGCGGCACGATAAGCGCGGGATAGGCCGACTGCCGGCTTAAAACGGCGCTTTCGCTTTTGCGCACCGCCTTTTCAATCCATTCCTCCGCACAGTATTGCGTGACCCACACCTTGAGCTTTTCCGGATCGTCCTGGCCCTCCAGAAAGGCCGCGACGGAATCGGACATGGAATGCACATACCAGGACTGCAGGCGGAAAGCGACCACGCGCGGCCGCTCGACCGGTTCTTCGGCGCGCCAGCCGTCATTCATCGCGGCCAGCACGGCCTGGTCGCGCAGGGCGTCATCCCACTGCATGCCGCAGGCGGCGCAGTTATACCGGGCGAGCTTCTCGCGGCGGACCTTGCGCGGATCGCGCGTGCCGCCCCAGGTGATTTTCTCCCAGATCATTCGCTGATTGTGGCCGCAGTGCGGGCAATCGACATAATAATATCTTATTTCATCGGCGCGCTTTTTGATAATTTGCGTGATGCGCCCCGTCTCTCCCGTGGGCGTCGAGCCGCCGTAAATCTTGTAAGTGAACGGAAAAGAGTTTGTCCTTTGCATCGCGGCGTCGAATGTGTCCGGCTCGTCGTTCTGCGGCGGCGGGTATTTATTGATTTCGTCGAGAATCACCAACTCCATGGCGTCGGACGATACCGCCGCGGCGGATCCGGCCCACGCGCCCGTGATATCCATACCGTTAATAAAGCTGATGCTCGTCATCGTGGTATCGTCCGCGCGCGGGCTCAAAAGCGCGGCCGTGCGCGGCGTCTCTTTGATTGATTTGATGAGGCGGCGCTTGAAAATCCGCTTGGTGAGCTTCTCGTCCGGCATGACCAGCATGGCCGAGGTGGGCTCGCAATCGATGCGTTTCATCAGATAATTGAGAATCGCCTGCGTCTTGACGGTCTGCGGCGGCGCCTGGACATAAACCTCACGCACAAACGGCTCGTCAAGCGCGTCCATAATCCCCGCGGCGCAAGGGCTTAACTCGTTGCGCCAGGGACTGCGCCGGCCGCCGTCCACAACAATGCGGTGGCGTTCTGCCCATAGCGCGGTGGATATCCGCTCCGGGATCCGGAAAACTCGCCTTTCACCCTCGGTGAAGGTAAAATGTTTTATTTTCGCCGGCTTGGCCATAAATCCCTTTTTGTCATTGCGAGGCGGCAAACGCCGCCGTGGCAATCTTTTTTAATGCGTTCCGGGAAACAATTTCCCGCTGTTTATTTTCAAATTCAACAAGCGCGCTGTTTGCTCGGCTCCGGACGATCACCCGACAGCGCCGGCCATACATCTCTGCCCGCTTCTCGTTGTTTTTCCAGCGGTAAATGTATGGATACTCCATAACCCTAATACGTCACACTGATATTCAGCGTCGCCGCGGCAAACCAGTAAACCGCGTGCCGGGCGTCGCCCTTGAGGGCGTAAACAATCCCCGCACAGACACTCAGCACAATTAAAATCGTCGGAAATATCAGATGGTTTTTTATTTTAATTTTATCCCCATTGCATTGGCTAATTGCTCGATATCCCCGCTCTCCAACGGCATTTTGGCTCTTTTTATCTCGTCGCAACGCTCTTGCCTGCGAGCTCGCCGTTCCAAAAAAGCCTCTTTCCGGGCTTTTTTCTTGCTGCCCTGAAACTGCTTATTCTTGGCCAATTTATTCCTCCTCGTTTTCTTCCTGGGCGGCGAGGGCCGCCGCCGTGGTGATCCGCGGCACCGCGAATTCCTTATCCTCGGCATAACGCGCCAGCCACAGCGCCCCGGCATCCAGCAGATACTGGACCAGATCCGGCGTCTTGCCGGACTTGCCGCCGACCAGCGTGATGATCTTCGGCGCGTGGCCGCGGAAAAAGGATTCCATGTCGCTTTTCAGCATCGCGGCGCGCTGGGCCAGGGCGTGCTCAAAATCGCCCCGCGCCACGTATTTGCCCTCCAGTATCTTCGTTTTAAATTCGACATACGCGGTCTGCGCCCGCGTTTTGTCCATTTCCGCCCGGGCTTTATCCAGGGCGAAGCGCGACTGATCGTCATCGCTGGTGCCGTCGAGCCGTTTCAGAAAAAGCGCGGCATATTTCAGCACGTCCGTCTCATAATATTTGCCGTCCTTGCGCGGCCGGAGCTTGCCCTCTTTGTTGTGCTTATACGCCGCCGACTTCTCCAGCCGATACCCGGCATTCTTCAGATATCCCACCACCGCCAGGATATTGGGAAACGTCGCCGACTCTTTATTGATTAATTCGACGGCGGTATTTAACGCTTCCTCGGCCGCCTCCATATCCCGCAGGCGACGGCTGGTCGCGCTGGTCATGTAAGCCTTCTGCGCGGCGACGTAGCCGTTATACAGAATCAAGAGCCGCTTTTTCTGCTCCTCGGAATCGGTTTTTTTTAATATTTTCTCGATTTCTTTTTTATTCATTCCGGCCCTGTTTTAATCTCTTCGCCTTCTTCCCCGTGAATTTCTCCCAGCGCTGAACGGTGACATCGCAATTAATAGGATCTAATTCCAGACAATATGCCGTTCTTTGGGTTTGTTCGCAGGCAACCAAGGTAGAGCCCCCCCCACAAACCCATCATATACAATATCACCGGGGCGCGATGAGTTTTGAATTCCTCGGGCGCACAACAAAATGGGTTTCTGTGTTGGGTGATATTCGTTTTTTGCGTTCTTGGGAAATTCCCAAATGTCCATCTCCACGCCCGCGTTCATTTTTATCCACGTTGTTCCATCTTCCTCTGTTTTTAATTGGTCCTTATAAACATCGCCAAGATTCCTCGCCCCGGACCAGTAATGCGAGGATCCCGCAAACCAGCCATATAAAATTGGCTCATACTGGCGCTGGTAGTTTGATCTACCCAGAGTAAAATGGCTTTTTACCCAGATAATAAACGTCGACCAGTTTCCACCACAATCGACAAACGCCTTTTGGAGGGTATGTAATTCCGACGATGACATGCAGATATAACAATCTCCCAGCACCCAGGGACGCACGGCATCAATAAAACCATAAAGAAACTGATAAAAATGTTTGTTATCTTTAAAATTATCGTTTAATATTTTTTGGCCCGCGTTTTTCGCGGATGCTTTATGTGCGCCTTTATATTTCGGGCTGTTTTTAAGCCGTAAAGCATCCTTCATGGTTTGCCCATAGTTTACATTATATGGCGGATCGGTAAAAACCATTGTGGCTTTTTTGCCGGCAAATAATTCCGTGACGGTATTTTTTATAGTACAGTCCCCGCACAAGAGTCGATGCTTGCCCAATTGCCACACATCCCCCATCCTGGTGATTGGTGTTTTTATTGCTTCGGCGGCCGCCGCCACGTCAAAATCATCTTCCACAATTTCATCCGGTTCGTAGACGCCCAGATCCTTCAGCTCCTGTGGAGCAAATCCGGTTAAATCCATGTCGGCGCCGGACGCGTTAAGCTCGTCCAGTAAATCCTTCAACGCGGCATCATCCCATGCGCCCGTGATCTTGTTCAGTGCGATGTTCAGCGCTTTTTCTTTTTTATCATCGAGTTTTACCAGGGAAACGTCCGCCTCTTTAATACCCAGGTCTTTTAATATTTTCAGCCGCTGGTGCCCTCCAATGACCACACCATTGCGCTCGTTTACGATAATCGGGTCAATGTAGCCGAATTCGGTAATCGATCTCCTGATCTGCTCATATTCCACGTCCCCGGGCTTTAAATCCTTCCGCGGATTATACCGGGCGGGCTTCAAATCGGAGATTTTCAGCTTTTTAATTGTTAAATTTCCATCGCTTGATTTTTTTCGCGCCATTGACAAAACTCCTGTTTTTTATTATCGCAAATCCACGGCGGATGGCTGCGCTTCGCGCCCTATGTTGCCGCATAGGTTTCCGGATATTGCCGTATCCGGAATGGCCGTCCGCTCATCTTTGGTTTAGTTTCAGCCGCCAGAGCCGGACGTTTTCCGGGCTCATTTTCATGATTTGCGCGATGTGCCGGTCCGCCAGATCAAACGACAACAACACGGCAAGAAGGAAAATATCGCGGAAAGTCATGTGGCAGCCCGATAAAAAAGTGCCAGTCAGCGCCGTGAACATCTTGCGGCACTTTCCACAGCACAAACGGCGGCTTTCCCAAAAAGTGCGCAACAGATTATCCGCGACCGGCTCGCCGCAGCGCGGGCATCGCGGCGGATCCGTGCCGTGCAGCTTATTCAAAACCCACATCCGGCAAACGTGCTCCGACAAAAAGTCCGCATTCAACGCTCCCAGCGCATCCCGCGCCGCAAACACGCGCGGCACAGGAGAAGTCGTTTCTTTTTTTATATGCTCCGGGCAGAGTTGGTCCTCCCGCTGACTAGGCGGCCTCTGCCCGGAGTCTTGAGGCGCAAAAGCACCCGGTGCGCGTTGGTTATCTAATATTGCAATATTTTTAATGGTTTCCATTTTTCCACTCCGTTTATTTTTTCTAAGTGCGCAAAATCCTCGAGGTGCGAATTACCCTTAAAACAGAAGCCCTCTGGAAGGACCCGTCGATTTTATATGGGTAGTGATTCATTTTAACCTCGCGGTCCGCAATGCCTCGGCTAGGTTTCTTTTAAATAATTTCATACCCCACTCATTAATAATTTTTCTTGCAACCACATAAAATGGGAAGCGCTTGCGATAGGCAGGCTTTTTTACAAACATCAGTATGGGTTTTATGGCGCTGCCCATTGCAAAGGTGACGCGTTTATAAATACCGGCGGGCAGGTGCTGGCGGCCGCCTGCTGTGCCCGGGCCATACGACACGAAATACTCAAAGCCCATCGTGCCCTTGCGTTTACTGCCTTTAGCCAGGGCAGCCTTTCGCTGCGGTGTGATGTTGGCCCGGTAGCCCTGCTCACCAAACGCCTGGAAGTATGATATTATCTGCACGATCAATGACTGCGGTATATTACCATAAGCATCCAGCTGACAACCCGCACCGGGCACGACATACATCCCCTTGGGTAATATTCCCTTAGACTGCAAGGCGCGCTCAAAGCGCTTAGTGTTGCGATCGCCGCCCATGATTTCCGGATACATATATTTCACTGCCGGCGTGCCCTTGCCGGCAAACTCTTTGAACCCCACAACCGCCTCCAGCCGATTCTTGCGCGCGGCTTTAACATAAATGCTCTTTAGTGTGTATGGAGTCGGACGATCCAGCGTTGATTTCATTGCCTCTTTTTCTGCGGATTGAACCATTTGCGCCGTATCGGTCAGGGATTTCGCGGCCGCATATGGAAGTTGCGCTTTTTCGAAATCGGACATACTGGCAATCAGCTCTTTAATCCCCGTGATTTCCATTTTAATTTCCATTATTTTCTCCTTTATGCGCGTGCGGTGATAGCGGCAGGACATACAGCCCCGCCAAGTGCAGTTCACGTAGATCACGGGCTGCGTCCTGTAATAATCCTTCGGCAATAAAAACTTTTTCCCAACGCCCTATCTGAGTAGGAATCAGAGGTGGATCAAAAAACAGCGCTGGGCCATCGTCCCAGCACAGGCGCGCGCCCAGATCGGGATTGATGCCGAGATATTCCACAAGGCGGAGAACATCCACGCTATCCTCCCAGCGCGAGAAAACAGGGCGTTCATTTTCCTGTATTTTCTCATTCTGATACTTGTTAAACTCTATTTTCATCTCAAAATGCCCTTCTCCGTCCGCCCTGTCCGCCCTCCGTCCGCCTGCGCGTCCGCCTGATTCCTTAATGATTTCAAGTAATGGCTGCCCTGTCCGACCACTTTTCTACAAATTCTAAATAGTATTCAGAAAAAACACTGCATGCACATGCTCCGCGCGCGTATATAATTAATAAGCGCCAAATTGGGCGGACAGGTCGGACAGGGGTATAAAAACCCAATAAAAACAAACAAAAATCCGTCCACCCTAACCCGTTTTTGGGCGGACGGAGGGCGGACGCAAATCCGCGTATAATATATTCTGGATAGGGAACCCACACACAAGGGGCGGGGGGCGCGGGATTGAAACTGGATTCCGGCCTGCGCCGGAATGACAATAAACTGTTATCCCTCATCGCTCACTCCCAGGGTGATGCCCTTGACGTAATACTGGCGGACGCCGGCGACGGTAGGCCGGTAGAGCGCCAGGTTATTGACCGCGGCGTAAAGCTCACGGAAAAAATTGTCTTTATTGAGCGCCATATAACCGAACTTTTTGCAGTATTCGCGATAGGATTCGTAAAGCATGTTTTTATCCGCCTCTTTGTCCGCGCCGACCGTGCATTCATCCTCGACAAAGCACAACACCGGATTATTTGTCCGGCGGTAATCCATCATCAGTTCCTTGGTCTCATCGCACATCGTAAACATTTTCTGCTCGGTCAGGCGCTTGAGGCCGTGGAGCGCCCAGAAGAAAATTTCGGAAAGCTCCTCGGTCAGCTTATCAAACAGAAAAGGATCGCGCTCGGGATCGCCCTCGCGGAACTGGCGCTTGAACTTAATCGGCAGAAAGCGGCGGAAATAGCCGTGCGAGTTATCGCGCACGCGCGGCAGCAGATTGCCCGCGAAAGCCAACTTGCAATAAGGCTGAAACTCGAAATTGTTTTTGTGCTTGAAGGCGGCGTTGATTGTGTCGCCCGAAGTGATCGCCTTAAAATACGGCGAATCAATCGCCGTGGCGCCGATCTCGGTGGAAATATTCAAGAGTTTATGAAAAAGCGATGAGCGGTGAAACTCGTTTTCCAGATCGGCAAACGATACGGCCGCGCAGTTTTCCTTACCGACCAACTCCTGCAGGATCTTCAAAAAGGTCGATTTCCCGTCCTCGCCGGGGCCGAGAAGAAACAGGCATTTTTCGTATTTGGTATGGCGCGTGAGACAATAACCCGCAAACTCCTGCGCCTGATTGATTGGACCGTCCGTCTGGATAGTCTGCCTGGTGAATTCTTCCCAGCGGGCGCAGCGATTCGGCGCTTCCGGATCGAGCGAAACCGGCAGCGCGTAGGTCGATAAAAAATCCGGATCGTGCGACGCCATCTCGAACGTGGCGACATTGAGCATGCCGTTCTGGATGCAGATCCAGTCCTCCCGATCGTTGAGGCGGCGGCCATGCGTGATAGTCGAAAGCATTTTGACCTGATAGACGGCGTCCTCTGCGCGCGATTTCTGCGATTCATCGCCCAGATGTTCGACGGCAATCTTGCGGACATGATCCTCGTCAAATACTTCCCATATCTTCCCGTTCCACTTGAAAATCAGGCCCGTCTCCGGATCGGATAACAGGCGCAGATCGGTGATGATGCGTTCGGCCAACAGCCGCGGTTTAAACGATAGCCTGTCGTTCACGCCGCGGGCGAAAAAGTCGCGGTATGATATGGGCGCGTCCTCGCCCGCCGTCGCGCGCGGTTTTTCTTTATATGGATCGGTGGCGGAATCGTAAAGGGGCGCGGCCTGCATAAGCGCGTCAAAATCCGCGCACGTTTTGCCGTGGCGGACAAAGAAGTCGGTCAGGTCCTGTCCGTGCTTGGGCGCGATTTTGCCGCCTTCCAGCATATACTCCGGCCAGGCCAGCAGGCGCACGGATTTGGCCGTGCCGATGAGCGATTGCGCGGCGTGATAGGCGTATTTTTGTCCAGGTTCGTCCGCGTCGTAGGCAATCACTACGTCGCGGCCTTTAAAATGCTTTTTATGTCCCTCCGGCCATTCGCGGAGCTTGGAGGTCTGCGTGATGGCGTTTAGTCCGTGTGACAGAGCGCAGAGCGTGTCGCTTTCGCCCTCGCATAAGACAATTAGGCCATCGGCGTGCGGTGTTGCCGGCAGCAGGCGCGACGCGCCCAGGCCTTCGGCAAACGAGATGATTTTAAATTCCTTCGCGCCCGGATGATACAGGCGGATATTAACCAGATTGTTCTTTTCATCGAAGATCGGAATGGCGATTTTTTCGAGCTTCTTGACATCTTCCAGCGCGCCGGTTTTTTTGCTGACGCGCTTCGTCTCCAGCCGCAAATCCAGTTTTTTGATTGTTTCCGGATCCCAGCCGCGCTCTTTTTGCAGTTTGGCGAGCATCGCTTCCGGCAGGGACGGAAAGGATTGCCACGCCTCACGCATGAGCTTGAGCATGGCCCGGCGTTTCTGCGCTTCGGGATCCTCCGGCTTGGGCTCGCCGCCGGATATCCCATGCGCTTCGCAGAATTGTTTGAACGCTTCTTTTTCGTCCGCGCCGGGGCAGTGGACATGCGCCCAGAGTTTTATCAGGTCGCCCGCCGCGCCGCAGGATAGGCAGTTAAACTGATCCTTGATGAAGTTATAGGCGAAAGACGGATTTTTCTCTTCATGAAACGGGCAAAGGCCGTGGATATTGCCCTTGCCGTCCGGCTGTCCCTTGACCGTGTATAATTCCCGCGCGATACGCGCGCGCTCCGCTTCCGATAAATGTTTTGACGCAAAAGACATTGATAATTCCTAAAGGTTGAATGCCAAAATTTAAAAAGACATAAATTATTTACTGCCCGGGCCGGGGCATGTTTCTATCCCGGTATTATTTTTGTGAAGCTCGGCGTCAACCGCCCGGGCATGTTCTATTTTTTATCCGCCGGGCATGACCCGCGGATACTTGCCGGTTAAATATCGCCGGAAAAACTGCGCCCTGCCCATCGGCTGGGGCAATCTGGTTTTCCCTTCCCATATCCAGTAAGAATCCCGCCGCGTCGGACACGCCTGCAGGTGATACGTTGTGGCCGCCGGGGCGCCGGTCACGGAGCACTCAAACTCCCTAACAATGACCTGCATGCACAGGTTCGGGCGGTCTGGACATGGTGTGTAATCTTGCTCCAAACGCTTGCGTTCTTTCCCCGCACGCATTTTGGCGCAAATCTCGTTAATCCTGCGCCGCTTTTTCATTTTGTAAGATGTGTGATAGTTCTTCATATTCTTATGTTAGCCGCTTCCCAAATATGCAGTCCAAGCTCCGCATCTACACAATTTCTCAACACTTGGCGCTTGTTTGAAATCCGGCTGGCCTTCACCAAGTCAGCACCGTCAAAGTCCGATATTTTGTTTTTCGTTCTGATCTCAGCCTTTCTAAAATCCCTTGGCTCTGCGCAGAAGTTCGCCCAGAACAGGTGCCTTTGCAGTTCAAAGGTTGGCTTAATCAGCGGCGGGTAATATGGTTTCACATTCTCCACGACCCATTTCCCAGCGAAATAGGTTTGCAGAAACACAATCAAACCGTACAACGCTGTCATATCGGGAATCACCGGCGCAAATCCCTTGCCAACCACGCCGACATTGTGGCGATATTGCCCGTGCGTCTGGCATGGCGGACTTGCCCAAATGAAGTCAAACTCGCTGTAGTGTTTTTGGACATATTCCAGTGCATCGCCTGTAATAGTCGTGTCTTGCGGAAACCGTTTGGCATACACGTCGGCAATAGCGGTGTCATATTCAACCGCCGTAATGTCGCAGCCTGTCCATAGTTCACGGTTGCCACCGATTCCGGCATATAGATTCAAACATTTCATAATCTCATACCTCCGCTAACAATCAGATTCAGCGGACGGAGTACCGCCGCTGATCTGGGCGTTATAATAAAAAATTAAATACATTGTTGCTCGCCATACCGTTGTTTTCGGTGATGATCTTTAAACAAAATGCCTTGCGCCTCTGTTCGTTTAATCCATTCGTTTGCTTTTGCATAAAAATCTTTCTTAATCTCAAACCCAAACGCCTTGCGATTGCACTCAATCGCGGCGATAAGCGTTGATCCGCTTCCGGCAACGGGGTCAATTACAACATCCCCTTCATCTGTAAAAATTTGAATCAGTGTTTTAAGAAGGCCAACAGGTTTTTGTGTAGGATGAATTTTTTCACTGTCTGTATCTTTGACCCAATCCATTACATTAAAAATCATCTTCCCGCCGTTATTAAACTTCGGCAGCTTGTTCCGGTACAGCAAGAGCGCGTATTCAGCATTTCCCACCACGCGCATATTTGCCTTTAATACCTGGGCAGAAAAGTTTTTGCGGAACACAAGATTGATGTAATTATTTATCCCGTATTTTTTCGCCAACTCAATCAAATAGAATTGCTGTTCAAATTCACAAAACACAATCATGCAAGGCGCGTTTCCTTTTTCTTTTGGCTCCGGCCTTAACATCTTGCTACAGAAGTGCATGAACTCTGCCGGTTTAAAATCCTTGTCGGTATCAAAAAAATTTTTCCCGGCAAGTTCGCTTTGGCCGTTTTTATTGTCGCCATCAATGTACCATGAAGGGTTTGAACCATAAGCGTTCTTGCCGACGTTGTAAGGAATGTCAGCAATAACAAGCTGCGCTTTCGGTATCCCGTAAACCTTAAAATTCTGGAAGTGGTCATTTATAAGCATGTTGCAAAATTCCTTAAAAATATTTATAACAAAGTCAATCCACCTGATCGCTACGCTCCGGGTGATTTCTGTGTTGCACTTTGAAAAAAGCCTTAAATAACCGAGCCGAAAACAAAAAAAGCATTACCAGCACAAATAAAACAGCACACACAGGAATAACTATTGGCCAAAAAAGAATAGCAGACGGCAACGCTGCTGCTCCCCAACTTGCTTCATCGTTAAAAATTCCATACTTCGCCTGTATCGCACCAAGAACGAAAACTCCTATTATAATCCCCATAATCCATACAAAACCTATTTGATTCTCTGTCATGTAAAAATCCTCCTTAAAATTAGATAACCTATCAATCCAGCCGGTCGCTGTGCTTTGGCTGTTTCTGTGTTATGCTTTATTTATTACCTAGTCTAATAGAGGCGTAATCATTACGCGTTTCCATATCGGATTCGTTCTTTAATTCCAGACCTCTTGTTTTTGCCTCAGTTGCACTTCCCATAATTATTCTCCTCGGAAATTTTTTTCTCGACTCGCCTTTGGTGCTCATATTTCCCCCTCCAGCGCCGCAATGAATTCATCGCGGTCGATTTTTGGTTGGTGCTGTGTGGTATCGTATTCCGGGCGCGGGAAAAAGATACGGCCCAGATACTTCAGGATTGTCTCGCGCAGATAAAACGGATAATATCCCGTCACCACAAACGGTCGTCCCTCATTTTCTTCTGCGAGAAAATTAATCACGCCGCAATCATAGTCTTTACCGTTCTGCCTAATCATTTTTCTCCCGCCGTCCCTCCAACCGATAAAAGTGGCCATAAAAACTCCTTTCCTTATTAGGGCATTTTTTTTATTTCAAAAGAATTGGGATATACTTTCCAATAGCCCCAAATTGCCTGCGGGATCACGCCACAACGCAGAGCCAACTGGTGCGCCATCCAGTATTTTGCCTGCTCCTGGGTGTAGGCCTCCGCGCTCTCGCGCAGAATTTCGCGGTTGATGTTAAAAATCCCGATATATTTATTTTTGGCTTTATCCACTCTTATTTCCCCCGAAAAATGAAGTATAGATATCCGAGAATAAGGACGGCGATGACAATCATCACATCGAAAGTAAACTGCAAAGCAACGATGAAAAGGTGCGCCAGCTCCATCAGCCGATTGCCTCCATAATAATAAAAGTGATCTGTGAAATTTTTAAATTGACGACCTGGCACAGCGACTTGATTTCCGGCGCGAAACAAACAATCAGCCCGAAACCGACCCAGACAAAAGCCAGGCATAGCGCCAACATGGTCAACGCCCGCGAGACGCTTTCCACAAACTCCTCAAACTTATTCATACAACTCCCTCTTATTGCCGGACAATCCGGCCGCCCTTGCGGAAAAAGGCGTCCAGCATGGAAGTATCGCGACTCTCGACAATCTGGCGCACGGCTTCGCGCAGGGTGGGGCTTTCATGCCCGGCAGTTTCCCGCCGCAGGTTTTTGGCCTCCAGCTCGGCGATGCGCTTTTCCAATGCTTCGATTTTACGCCGCATTGCTTCCATTACTTGCCATCACGTTCGATATTTTTAACCAGCGCCATGATCGCGCTTACCGCCGCGTAACCTTCCTCAATTATTTTTTCTCTTTCCGACGCGCTGATTTTGCCGTCAGCCATACTCGCGTCCACCCCGGCAATCATCTGACCGAATTCACGTACTGTGCGCATCGTCAGGCGGCAAATATCGGAAATGCTGTTTTTCTTTCTGGGCAGTTCCACCGCCACGCGCCCCAGGGAATTTTCGATAAAATCAAGCGTGCAAAAATCTTTTGTCGCGTTGATCAGCGGGATTAATTTTTTAATAGGGAAGCGGCAACCGGTGCCGGTATCAGAATCATCGGCGTCCGGAAGCGCGGCGCGGGTGAGGTAGTTTTCGCTCATGTCTATCTCTTCGGCTATCGCCTTGAGCGGTTTTCTGTTTTGGTGGATCGTCCGGTATAAACAATCGCGCAGCGTGCTCATTAAGAATTCCCTCCGAATTATTAATTTACTGCTTTTGCTTTCCTTATTACCCTGGCATCATGAGAAGATGTATTGTTAGAGTTGCCGTTGCCAAAAAATTCCGGCCAGAAGATATCCGGCTTCACGTTGCAGGCGCGGGCGATTTTTTTCTGTGTTTGAGGGTCTTTGTCGATGCAGCATAGATAGCGATAAAGAGTTATCCGGGATACGCCGACGATTTCGGCCACGCGGCGCTGGGTCCGCCCGGATTTCATGATGAAAATTTTTCTGTTGATTATATTTTCTTTGTCGCTTAACATATGTTACCCTTTCGGGAACAGAGATAAACGAAATCGTGAACATTGTCAAGGAAAATTTATAAAAAAATGAATTTAATTAACGAAATTGTTAATAGATTAATGAATATAATGGGTTACAGCACTAAAAAAGAGCTGGCAAAAGCCATAAATATCAGCGCGCCAGACTTGAATAACCGAATAAAAAGCGGAACCGTAAAACAATTACTGATCGATCACGCAATTAACAATAACGTGAATATTGACTGGCTTTTGACCGGAAAAGGTGAAGCGACCGCCAGGCATAAAGTCGCCGAACTTGCGCCCTTGTATGAAAATCCACCTTCCCGGCGCGTGATGGACAACAAAGAAATCCACATATCCGAAATAATACAAAAAGCGGTTTATATTATGGAATCAAACACGCCGCACAAAAACGCCATCGCCATGGCGATTGAGGCCTGTTATCAATCCGTCCTCACGGATGAAAAAATCACCGAGCAAGAAAACAAAATCCAGCAACTGGAGGAAAAAATAAAACTACTTGCGGGATAAAGCCCGCCGGTCAACAGAGAGAGAGAAAGAGAAAGAAAGAGACAATAAAATAAAATAGCGGGGGGATAAAAATGGAAGGATTTGGCTTTGGGTTAATATTTCTTTTTTTACTTATCTTCATTATCGGCGTGGCGATATCCAGATGGATTTTCCGCGTCAACGATACCATCAAACGGCTTGATCAGATTATCGAGCTTTTAAAAAAATAAATGGCGCTCATTGTTAATTGCAAAAAATGCGGCAAACGCCTGCCGGAAGGATACATCAAATGCTCCTGCGGCGGCTCGCGCTTTTCCTTCATTGTCGATTACCGCCCGGCCGGCTATACCGGCAAACGGATCCGCGAACCGCTGCCGCAGACCACGGCATCAATTTCCGACGCCTGGGAAATCGAGCGTCTCATGCGCAAAATCGCGCGCGAAAAAGTAAAGCCGCCACTTCCCAGCGGCCAGACGGTAGATGAGCTTTTCACTGAATATCTAAAATGGTATAAACTTCACCGCGCGGCCAGCTCCTATCAGGATGTCGTCCTGATTAACCGGGCGCATTATTCGCGGCTATTAGGTAGCCGGCTGGTTTCGGCGCTCAGTGAAGATGATTATGATTATTATCAGAAAATGCGCGCGCTGGAAAACGTGAAAAACCGCACCATCAACAAGGAGCTGGAATATTTCAGCGGCTTTGTCACCTGGTGCCGGCGCAAGAAAAAAATCAGCGTGCCGTCTTTTTCTTACGAAAAACTCCCGTATAAAAAACCGATTCCGATCATTTTATCGTTCCCGGAAGTCGTCTCGTTTTTAAAGGCCGCGCAAAGCGAGCCAATCTATTACACGCTGGCCTTGTGCCTTTATTCCTTGAGCCTGCGCTTCACCGAGGCCATCACGCTGAAGCTGGAAAATTTTGATTTCGGCAATCAATCGGTGAAGGTGCGGCAGAAGGGCGGGAGCGAAAAAGTCCTGCCGCTCAACAATACGCTGATCAAGGCCGTGCGATCTCTAATTAAAGAATACAATCTGAAACAAGACGATTATCTTTTTGAAAACCCGCGGACCGGGCGGCCGCTAGTGCGCGTGCAGCGGGCATTTGCGCGGATCGCCGCGCGCGCGAAAATCAGCAAGAAAGTGACGCCGCATTTATTCCGGCATACTTTTGCCACGCACATGCTGGGGCAAGGCGTGGATATTCGCGTGATCCAGAAGTTTCTTGGGCACGCGCAGGTGACCACGACCGAGATATATACTCACGTAGTTATGTCGAATTTGCGGGCGGCATCGAACAAAGTTTTGGATAAAATGGCGCTGGAAAAGGCTTTGTCCACAAAAAACAACGTAAAATTGATAACTTGTCCACAAGGCAAGCGCCTAACTAGGCGGAATCATTAGATTGCACAATGACTCTGACTCCGTGAATCAAGGTTCGAATCCTTGTTCCCCAGCCAAAATCAAGTACTTACAAATGTCGATTTATTTTTTCTGTCCACATTTGTCCACATTTGTGGCGTTACGCGGCGTCTTCCATATCCACCAGCTCCTCGTAATACGCAATAACGGTTATCTGTCCCTGTGCCGTAAAGGAGCCGCCGGCATTGGGCGAAAAAACGATATCCGTGGCGCCGCTGGCGATTTCCGCGTCGTGCAGGACGTTCTTTTTTGTGTTTTTAGCCACTTCGCCCGCGGCGACAAGCGCGGTGGAGGAGCCGCCGGAATAATCGGCATCCCACGTTTTGGCCAGCGCCGCGTCCACGCGGAACTGCGCGCCCAAGAGCCGCGCGCCGGAAGGTATGGCCAGACCGCAAGCCACGGTGGCCGAGGCGGTGATGGCCACCGCCTTTTCCACGGCGCGGCGCACCAGGCCGCCGGAAGATCCGGCCACGGTAAGCTCCAGCGACAACGGAAACAGGTACAGCACCGTCGCGCTTACCGCGTAGCCGATTAATTGCGGATACCGCGCGGGGCGCGTCTGCGTCAGCGCGCCTGCCGTGTCCGCGTCCAGATAAACGGGGCCGATAGTCCACGTCCAGTCCTCGTTTTCCGCCTCTCCGAGGCGATAAATGCGGATTCCGTCATCCGCGTCGCCGCTTTCCACAGCCAGGCCCTGCGCCGGCTGTTTAGTGCCGTCCGCCTGCGCCTTATACCATTTGCCGTCCGCGGCCAGATATAGCGCCTGATAAGCGGCGACGGTCTCGCCTAGCTGGCCGATGACGCGCGAGTTGATAATCTCGTCGAGCGCTTCCATATCAGCAGAGAGAATCGCGTCCCATCCGGAAACTGAATATTCAGCGGTATGTAAATCATATTTGTTTGTTGCCATGATATTTTCTCCTTTCCCGCGCGCGGGGCGCGGGTTAGTTTTTCTTTACTGTCACTTCCGCGTAATCGGATTCATAATCGCCGATGTAATTGTACACGCGGAACGTCACCTCCGAAGCGAGTGAACGGTTATCCGCCTTGTGCATCGTCTCGGTATATACCCAGGTAACATCGTCAATCCCGTACACCGTACGCTTTTTCACGGCGGAAATATAAACCTCGATTTTGTATAACCCTTCATGTGCCGCGGCTTCCGGAGCAAGGCCCGGCAGGCCGACGCCCGCGCCAGCGCCGCGCACGCGCGGCGACCAGGTTAAAATAATATCGTTCAGGTTTTTAATCCCATACAGATTATCAATATATATCTTGTCGTCCGCGGCATCGGCGTTGACAATTTCCAATTGCACCACGCCGATGGCGTTTTTATCGCTGTTCTCATACGTTGAAATCACGGCCTGTTCGGTCTGCCAGGTATCGGCGACAAGAATGTTCGGCGTGAATTCAACGGCCAGGTCTTCCACTCGCAGTGATACGCGGCGGAACTGCGCGGACGTGTCGCCCGTTTCCACCTGCAGCCACAGGCGCACTATTGTGGCGGCGCTGTCGATGGTGCGCGTAACTTCGAGCCACTCCCAGCCGCCCGCACCCGTGTGGAATGAGGAATATGTTGTTCCCGCTCCGTCTGCGACAGCCAGCCGCGCGCGGTTGGCCACGGTGGCCAGCACTTCCGCGCGCAGTGTTATTTCCTTGCCCTTCCACCACTCAATTTCTTTCGCCTCGTGGATGTTCTGGTATAGAGCCGCGTTGGCGCCGTTGCGCGTGATTACTGCGTGATAATCACCCGCAGAACCGCCCCTTTCCACAGCCGCGCCCGCGCCGGAAAGAGTCCAGTTATCCGGCGCGGCATACGCGCCCGCCGACCACTCCTCCAGATTGCCGTTTAAAACATAGGTCTGATACACGCGCGCGGCGAGATTGCTACCCGTGCGTCCGGCGCGGATATCCAGCCGCGCGAAAGAGCGCGAAGTCAAATCCACCGGCGTGTGGAGCGTGCGCGTCATAATTTTATTGAGAGAATTCGTCTTGGCGGCGATGAGCCGCAAAGAATAAAACCCCTGCGATTTTTCAGCGCCGGAAAAAGGCAGAAGGTATGCCTCGCGCGCGGAAGAGGTATCAAAATACGCCGAGGTATCCACATTGGCCACGCGGCAGCTGAAACGCACAATCGTCGCTTCCGCCGGCACAACCATTGCCACCCACAGCCAGCGCCAGGTGCTATCCCCCGGGTGATACTCGGAATATCCAATCCCGGGCGCAAACTGAATAATTAAGCCGGCCGCGTTGGGAACCGTCGCGTAAACCCACGCGCCGATCAGCGCCACCTTGCCCTTCCAATAGGCAATCCCGCGCGCGGCGTGAAAATTCTGATACAAAAGAGCGTCGGTTCCGTTGCGCGTCAGTCTCACGCTTGCCGCGCCCATGTATTTTATTGTTGTTCTCTTCGCGTAAGTCGCGGACGCTCCGGACAGCGTCCAATTATCCAGTGTCGCGCCCGTCCAAGCCTCGAAGCCGCCGTCGGTGAGCTCCTCCGGCCCGAAACCATCGGAAAAATACGCCGCCTGCGCGAGCAGGTCGGAAGAATATTCCATCTGGTCGATGTATTTTTTCGTCATTTTTTATTCCCCGTAACGCGCGGCAAAGGACGAGCCGTTGGCGCACAGATTGACCGGCGGATAAGGCGTTTTGGCGAGCCCCGCCGGCGTTATGGTGAGCGCCTCGGCCTCCGCGATATCACCGGAATTTTTTGTGTTGAAAGGCACAAACTTAAATTGGCGCTCCAAGCCCTCGATAATATTTTCTCCTTCAACAGTAAAAACGGTTTTGCCCAGAAAATAAAAATCAGTTCCCGCCGCGTGCGCGGCGCGGCTGGTGCCCCAGCGCGCGCGGAAAACGCCGGAAATAAGGTAAATATCGTCTTCGCCCGCGACAGGCGCGATATCCGTGAAGGTGATAATCTCATCTCCCAGAATCGCGATATTCGCGCCGCCGGAAAGCGCCACGGCGAACGACACGGATTCAATGCTGGATGCGTCGCGGAGCATTGCCACCTTGAATCCAATAGTATCAATAAAATGCCGTTCCGCCGGATACGGCTCGGCAAGCTGGCCGTAAGACTGGAGGCGCGCGGCGCGCGCCAGATACTGATACGACGCGCCGGCGTCAATGCTCATGTACACATCAAAGCCCACGTCATAATCGGAGGCGCGGGCGGCCAGAGGCGCGAGCTTGACGCTTTCGTCCGGAGCGAGCTCGTAGGGCGCCTCCATAATATCCAGAAAAACCAGCGGCGGCGCGGTGAGCGCGGGGCGCGGCTTATCGCGCCGCGTGGGCGGCGTGTACTCGGTAACGGCATTGGTGAGCGCGTAGATATCCTCCTGCGCGGTGATATTAATCACCTCGCTTTCCGGGCCATCCTCGGTAATGGCCAGAATGCGCAGTACCATTTTGGAGATGCCATAATCCGCCCAGCTTAACAGGCAGACATCTCCCGGCTCATAGCGGAAAGCGCGCCGGTTCGCCGGGAAACTGACCGACGCGAAGGGGTAGCAAATGCCGCGCAGGGCCTGCTGGCCGGCCCAGACGGCATTTTTATTGTTCGTGAAATAGGGCATATTGATACTCTGTGAAACCACGCGCCCCTGCAGGGCCTGATTGCCGGGATCCACCGCGGGCGGGTCCGCCGTGGATTGCCTGATGTTGAGCGGCTCGTCGATGACAACAATGCGAAAATCGCCGAATATCGGGCCGCGCACGCCGCCCAGCGTGTTTAATGTGCAGTCGAATGCGGCATAATCGTTCCTAAACGAGCCAGTACCGCCTTCCACAAAGTTCACCCAGCCGCCGGCATGAATACCGTTGTACATTGATCTCGATATGGAAATTTTAGAGCGGTCGGTCGAAAATTTTGATGTATTAAGATGGCAATCATATAAATAACCACCTGATGTACGCACACCAGCATAAATTGCGCAATAAGATATATCCATGACGGCATTGTAATCACTAATCATCAACGGAGTAGAACTAGTATAAGCTGTGACAAATCCCGGCCAGCCGATTATAGCTTTGTTGGCAATAAGTTTTCCTCCACCTCCGCCCCATCGCACATGACCATCGCGGGCATTATCGATATGATAAAGCCATAAATTTTCCAAAAACAGCAGGAGATTATTTCGTATTTGTATTTTCCCGATGATGACCGTCTGGTTGGCCCACGCGCCCATGCCGCGCAGATAGGCGTTGTGGTGCGACAAAACAAATGTATAACCACCAAGATCTGCCGATAAATTATGTGTGCCCGGCTCGAGCAGATAGAGCCAATCGCCGCCCGCCGCCTCCCCGGCGGTGAGTGCGGCGGCCAGCGTCGCGTAATCCTTGCCCGCGCCGACGGTGACAATCGTGCCGTCAAATTTCACGCCGTCAATTATCGCCTCGCGCTCATTAATCAGAGAGTACTGCACCTTGACTTCGTTTTTTGTGTCCAGCCACGCCGGGCGCGTAAAAGACGGCGGCTCCAGAATTATATCCTCGTCTATTTCCGGCAGTTCATCGACGTCATAATCGCCCCGGATGAGCGCAAGGTGGAATTTGCCGTCCGCGCCGTAGCGGATAATCGCGCCGATATGATTTAAAATGCCGCTGATGTAGCTCAGCGCCTCCTGATGCTGATCATAGCAGATGCTTCCGCCCAGTCCGTCCGCGGCCAGCGCGGCGGCGGAGGCGGCAAAAGAATCGGCATCCAGCCAATCGGCTGGCAGGCCGGTCAGTGTGTTGAGAACATAATATAATGCGTGAGCGAAATTGTAATCGTAGGTTCCCACTGCGGCGTCAGAAGGCAGGGCGGCAATCTCCGGCACGCGCCGGACGATGAACTTTACCGCGGGTGCGCGGTTATAACCGCCGATATAAAAATTCTTAAAAACGGCGTAGCACAGGCCGCGCCAGGGCGGCGTGAGCGTGGCATCGCCCACCAGACCGGCCACGGTGGTGTTGTAGGTCTGGTCGTCCGTGCCGAAATAAAAATCAATCGAACCGCGGAAGCCCAGGGAAATCGTTGCTTTTCCGCCCGATTCCGGCCGCGATAATTCCCCCTGCCAAAGGACTTCATCATTATCGCCGTATATCGCGAACAGCGTGTCCACGGGGCCGCGGCAGATTCCCTGTGCCCAACTCATATAATACATATGGCCGGTAGTCACGCTCTGGCTGCCGCCGCCCTTGCCGCCGACTTCGGTAGTAATCGGCAGCACTTTTTCATCGCCGTAAATCAGAAACTGGCCGGAAATCTTGACCGTGCCGCAGATATCGGTAATCACGGAGCCGTAGGTGTTGCCCGGAAGTATCAGGTTCTGTATGGGCACGCCCGGATAATCGGCATTGGAGCGCGCGATGGCCTCCGCGCCATAACCCATTGCGCCGCCCACAATCGCACCCACGACAAAGCCGATAATCGCGCCATAGACATTTGCGATTTTCGCGCCGCAAATCGCGCCGGTGATACCGCCGGATAAAGCGCCGGAAACTATCGACCAGCTCATTGTCTAACCTCCACACGGTAGTAATAGCGCATACCGCGGCGCTGGGCGCGGTCGGTTATGTGTATTCTGCATACGCCCGCGCCGGCCAGCGACTGCCACAGATAATTGTCCAGATAAATCCCCGCGTGGCTCGCGGCGTGCCCGTAGTGCATCAAAACGATATCGCCGTTTTTTAGCTGGCTTACATCGCGCACTTCACGCGGAATTCTTTTACCGGTGAGCACTTCCACCTCAATGATTTTTTCTTCTGTCAGAGGGGCGAGAAGATACAACGAGCCGGGGACACGGAGCGCCAAATGCTCCAAAAGCAGATCGCGCGTGTTGTGCAGATGCCAGTCGCGCGGGTAATCCGGCACGAGATTTTGGCGCCACGTGAGCACGCCCAGCTCCACGAGCACCTTGACCACAAAATGAATACAGTCCGCGCCTTTATTTTTTACGCCGCAACGGTGGCGGTAGGGCGTTCCTTCCCATTCGGCAATAATCGCCCGCAATTTTTCCACATTTTTTTCATCGTCAAAAAACATATCACACCCTCATCGCCGGGTTGTCTTCCGGAATCCACGGGAAGCCGAAAAAATGAATGATGTTGTCATATTTGTCTCTGCAGGTTTCGGGCCGGCCATCACATCCGGGGTAGGCGTCCACGGTTTTGCCGTCCTCCAGATTAATCATCTTGTAGTTGATGCTGATGCTTGCGCCCGTATGCCCGGTAATCGTGCGCGTCTCGCCTGCGTATTCCAGCAGGCCGCCGACAAAATATCCGTCATCATACTCATCAAAGGCCGCCGCGGTGAGGATTGTCTTGCCCGCGTCCAGCGCGATGGCGGCGGAGACTTTATATCCCGCCTTGCTCTTCCCGCAGGCGGCGTCAAACACCTGATGATTGCAGTTTATCTGATAGCGCCAGCGCGGCACGGCCATCCGCAGGGCGAACTCAAACGAGACACAGTCGATTTCCGCGGTGGTACCCTTGATGGCGGCGGTTTTTATCTGGCCGATAAAGACGACAAGTTTTTCGTACGGCGACTGGTCGCGGAAAATGCGGCTTATTTCCACCCAGACCGTTTCAATCGGATTTTGGGCGATGAACTGCGTGGCCGGCACGGTGATAAGCGACATGGTTACCTTCATCACCGCGGCCTCGAGGGCGGCGTTGTAATCCGCGGAGCCGCGGGTGATTGCCGCCGGCTGATAGGTCTGGCCGTCATACTCTATCGCCGCGTCGGAATTTGTGTAATACCACGTGGCGGAGGCGCACCAGATTTTATATAGCTCCGTCGGTTTCCGCTCGGAGGCCTCTTCTTTGGCAATCAATTCCACACTCGCGTCTTTCATGCTTCCTCCAGTTCCTCGCCGATTAAGGCGGAAAAACTCAGCGCGGCGCGCCCGAAATCAGGCCGGTTGTGCGGGTAGAGCATTTCCGCCTCGTCGAGATCGAAGCGCGCGAGATACAGAAAAGATATCAGCACGCGGGCGCACTGCGCCGCGGAAATCGCAAAACCCAAAGCGCTGTCGATATCAATGTAATCCGCGCCCGCGCCGGTAATCTTGCGGCAGACACCCGCCGCGCCCGGCAGGCGCGCGTAAATGTGCCGCCCCTGCAGTTCATTCGTAAAGTACGTGGAAGCGTAGCTGATCGGCTCAATGGTGAGGCGCGTTTCTTCCGCGCCCACGGCCGCCGCGGGGACTATATCGCGACCGTGTGAAGGCAGCCAGAAGGCCGAGAGCCGCCCCATGTGGGCATCAAAAAAATTCCAGAAAGAGGCAATTTCCGCGCGCGAAGGGAAAACATAATCGGCGGAAAAAGTCATCTTGTTCGCGCCTGCGGCGTACGCGCTCTGCGCGTAAGCCAGGCCCTGCCACTGGGCGAGATCATAGGGACGGCGGTAGCCCAGCCGCAACGGGCGCTGGGGATAAAAAGCGAAGATGTCGAGCCCCTTATACTGCGCCGCGCCGGATGCGGGCGGCGTGTAGGCGAAGCTCCTTGCCTCTTCGAATGCTTCCTGCGCATCAATTTCTACCGTCTCGCCGCGCGTCATTTCTACATTTTGTTCCGCGCCGATCCGGCAGTCGTACACGGGCAGGACGCGCGAGCCGGCCGGCCAAGTAGCGGCAAGATTTTCGGAAAGTGTTATTTCCTGCGCGGCGATGGAAGCAATGCCGCAGACTTCATATGTGAACGGATCCGCCGCATCAATGATAATCAAATCTCTGCCCGTATAAAAACGTCGATAGGCGGTCTCGGCCACGGCAAGTTTTTTTTGTCCGCCCGCGGCCTGGGCGGTAAGGGCGGTCATATCCGGCCAGACGGGCACGCCCCAGATAGCGTCGGTGGAAAAAACAAGATTGCGCTTAAACCAGTTGACATGTGGCGATGTCGCCATTTTATACTTTGCGGCCAATCCCACGCGCGGCCATGAATACAGCGCGGCGCGCTGTTCGACGCCGCCCGCGGTGGTCATTATCTGCGTGCGCCAGCGGTGTCGTATGGAGACCTGCGCCGGCTCAATGGTGAGATAAACTTCCGCCATTTTTCCCTCAATGTCTGATTACGCGCCGGACTGTGCCGGCGTTTTGGCCGATAAAGTTTAGCATCGCGCGCCGGCCTCGCGGCGAGGCGATGTAGGCATCGAGCAATTCCGGCGATACGATATTAGCTATTTCGAGGCGGATTTCCCGCTTTTCTTCGCCCTTGATCTCGACGGGGACGGAGCCGCCCTTGAGCGGTATGTGCGCCTCCGGCACGCCGGAATAATAAATGCCGGGACGGGTGGAGACGCCGCCCTCATCGTAAGAAGGCGGCTGGGCGTTGGCGATGAGCGCCGTCTGCATAATTCCAAAGGCCCCCGCCATCGCGGCCTGCATGTAGGCCAGCGCCAGGCCGATGCCTGATTTATCCGCCGCGCCTTCAAAGGCCTTCATCACCGCTGATGCCGTGGATATCTGCACTTCCGCCATCTTGAACGCCTTATAAACGTAAAACGCCTCGCGAGAGTAACGCGCGTCCGCCTCGGCCAAATCCTCAAATAAAGACGCGACGCCGCCGACGAGGCCCCGGACCGTATCCAAGCGCGTGTGAAATTCCTCGCGGTTTATCTGGGCGCGCCGGCGGGATTCATATTCCATCAACTGCGTTTTATCCACTTCCGCCTGCCGCCAGGCCTCCACCTGCCGGGCCAGTTCCGCGCGTTCCAAATCAAACGCGGATTTGCCCAGCTCGCTGTATTTAAGAGTAAATTCTTTCCGGGCACTGATTATTTTATCCGTATTATCTTCCCCCCAGCCTTCAGGCTGATCCGCGCCGGCAACGGCATCAGCGAGCGTTTCCTTCGCCCTTTCCAGGGCGCGGATGAAAAGCTCCTGATCAATATATCCGCGGTGCAAAAGCATTACCAGACGCTCCACCGTGAGATTATACGCTTCCAAAGGAGTGCGCGTGGCTTCATATAGCCTCGCCGCCTCGGCCTGTAACTTCAAGTGCTCCTTCTGCGCTTCCGTCATTTTCCCGATTTTCTCCGCGGCATTACCGATTTTATTTGTGCCGTCTTCCATGACATCGCCGGTTGTGCGCATAGCGGCGGCCAGCTCTTCGGACTTGGAAATCATCACCTCAAAATTATCCTTTGCTGATTTCCAGTATTTTTCCGCGGCGGCCTTATCCTCCAGCGCGCGATATGTCCAGTAATTGGCTTTCCCCGTGTAATATTCCTTACTGCCTTCCCGTATTGACGTTGCCGCCTGAAATTCATAAAAAGTTGCGATGAAGCGGTAAAGGTATTCCGAAGCCTTCATGGACGCGGCTTCAATCGACTGAAACACGCCGACAGCTCCCGCGGCGCCGCGGATCAGACCCTGACCAAGCATGAGTTGTAAATCCTTGACTGTAACCGTGAGCTTTTCCATTTTTTCTTTTGTGGTGAGTTGGGCCATATCATAACGCTCCAGCGCTTCTTTACCGGCATCGATGGTCGCGTTGAGAAGCGCCATCTGTTTTTCCTTGTCGGTGAGTTGTTCCACGGTCTTGCCCAGAGACTCGGCCATCTTTTCGTTTGCGGTCCCGACTTTGAGCATCAGACCGAGGTTATCCAGAATTTTGGGTGAGGCACGCCCCACGCCGGTGGCGATATCGTTAAACGCCTGCGCGGTCGTGATACCCATGTCGCGCGCCTTGGCACGCGCGATTTCCATTAAATCGCCCAGCTTCTCTATGGGGATTCCCAGGCTCATGGCGCGGTTGGCGGATTCGGTAAGCGACTTCTCGTCAATCAGACCAGCGGATTTTTGTCGAAGCGTCGCGTAGAGTTTTTCTGCGTCGCCGCCCATGGACTGCACCATCGAACGAAACGCTGTTTTTGACTGCTCAAATTGCGCGGCCTGCTCGGCCAGATTCCAGGCGGCACGCATCGTCACTGCCGCGCCGGCAATAGCCGCGGAAATGCCCAGCCAGTGCGTTTTTATCTTAGAAGCAAGCCCCTGCGACTGCGCTTCCATATTTTTCGCGCCGTCGGTTACCTGTTTGAAGCCGGAAATCGCGCCCGTGGCGTCGGTGGTAATCCTGATTCTTACTTCCTTATCGGCCATGTTTTATCTCTCTATGACACGTTTATTTATTTCTCATTTCCTCGCAGTTTTTGCATATCCAATCCAAATGCACGGTGCCAAATTCCGCCTCGCACTGGCGCCTTTTTTCCGGCGTGCAGGCTTTATCCGTTTTATTGATGATACCCAGCGCCGTCGTCTCAAACGCCTTGACACGCTCTAGAAAGTGCATGTC